TACCTGGGCGAGGACTTCGCCCGCTCAGGAGACCTGACCAGCATTTTCCTTGACGAGCAAATGCCGGACGGGAAACTGCTTACGTTCCTTGTAATCGAATTGCGCAATGTGCCCTTTGACCAGCAGTGGCAAGCCATTCTGTACCTGATGGATACCGCGCCGAATTTCGGGGGCGGGGCGTTTGACTCCCGCGGCAACGGCCAGATGATCGCCGAGCTCGCCGCGCAGGAATGGCCGGGCTATGTTCAGCAGGTGATGATCACAATGGCGTGGTACGCGCAGGCGTTCCCTAAACTTAAAGGGCGCATGGAAGACGCGACCACTACCATTCCCAATGACGCTTCCATCCGCGAGGATTTCCGCGTCGTGGGGATCAAAGCCGGCGTGCCCTGCGTGCTGGAACGCTCCGGCGGCGCGCGCGAGAAGCGGCACGGCGACGGGGCCATCGCGAAGCTTATGGCTGTCTACGCGGCGGACGCGGATGAAGAAAAAGGCTACCAGCCTATGACTTACGAGGCTGTTGAAACGGCAAACCGATACCGGCAAGGGAGTAAAGATATATGGGACGATTAAAGGATTTTTTCTTCGGCAAAGAAGCACCGCAAGGCGGCGACACGGATGAGCAGGCAGCAGCCGTTGCCAATACCAACCGCCACCCCTGGGGCGACTTTACGCTTCTGCAAAGCCTTACACCTGAACGCCTGTCGCAAATCCTAAACGACATAAGGCGCGGTGAGTGCCCCGCTGAATACCTGGAGCTTGCCCAGGACATAGAGTTAAAAGACCTTCACTACCGTTCAGTTCTTTCCACGCGCAAGGACACGATCACCGGGCTTGATGTCAAAGTCATCCCGGCAAGCGACGGCAAGCGCGACATGGAGCTTGCCGAGGCTGTGGAGCGCGACATCGTGAAAAACAGCTCCGCGAAACTGTACACGCTAATCCGGGATATGCTGGACGCTCTTGCCAAGGGTTTTTCGGTTTCTGAAATAATCTGGGACACCGACAAGGCGCACTGGAAACCGAAGCAATACAAATTCCGCGATCCCCGCTGGTTTCAGTATGACAAGGAAACCGGGAAGACGCTTATGCTTCGCTCCCCTCTGGGCAACGAGCTGGAGCCCCTCAAGCCGTTTCATTTCGTTGTGCATGAACCGCACCTCATAAGCGGGAACCAAATCACCGCGGGGCTGGCGCTTCCGGCGTTGTATTACTGGATGCTCAAAAGCTACAACGTAACGAGCTGGGCGGCGTTCATTGACCGCTACGGCTATCCGATCCGCATCGGCAAGTACGGGAAGAAATTCACCGAGGAGGACAGGATAACGCTCAAGCGGGCGGTCGCCTCTATCGGCCAGGATTTCGGCGCTATCATTCCCGAAAGCGCCCAGCTTGAAATTGTCGAATCCAAAAGCACCGGCGAAAAGGCGAATGTCTATGAGAAGCTGGCCGACTGGATCGACAAGCAGGTCAGCAAGCTCGTCCTGGGCCAGACCATGACTACCGACGACGGCTCAAGCAAAGCTCAAAGCGAGACCCACGACAAAGTGCGTAACGACATCGCCGACAGCGATATTCTTCAAGTGATCGAGACGCTGAACGCCGCGCTTACAGTCCCTTACATAAACCTTAATTTCGGCGAACAGGAAAGCTACCCCAAAATTGATTTGTACAAACCCGATGAGAAAAACATCGATCAGATTATTGAGGCTGTAGAGAAGCTGGGGCCGCTGGGGCTTACGGTCAAGTCTGACGAGCTTCGCTCTGCAATCGGCATGTCCAATCCCGATGAAGGCGATGAGGTTGTCGGCGGCAGGGCTCCTCAAGAGCCATCGGCTGCTCTTGATGGGATGAACGCCGGGCGGAATGTCGCTCTCAATGCCGCCGGCGCGGATCCTGCTGACAGCGTAGACGCTCTGGATGCTGAAAACGGAAGCGGCTATGTCGCCATTTCGGACGAGATCGCAAGCGTGATTGAAAAAGCGGCTGACGCGGCTACTGATTTTGCGAGCTTTCATAAGGAACTAGAGAAGCTGGTTACAGGCTGGGCACCGGATAAAATCGCCGAGTGTATAGCGGTGGCGATGTTTAAGGCGAGGGCGCTGGGCGATGCGGAGTTTGACAGGAACAAATGAAAAAGAAGGTCATCGGAAACGCCACGCTTTACCTCGGGGATTGCATGGACTTAATGAGGCAATACCCTGACAAATATTTTGACCTTGCTATTGTCGATCCTCCTTACGGGGGGGGGCATGAACTCCATAACTTCAAATCCAGATTGGTCAAAGAAGAAGCTATCCCGTTTCGGAGGTCGCTTTGACAAATATAAAATCGAAAGAACAGGTGGTAAATGGGCAAGCAAATATGGGGATCACATTAAACATTGGGACATAGCCCCAGAACCAGAATACTTCTCTGAATTATTCAGAATATCTAAACACTCTATAATCTGGGGTGGAAATTATTTTGATTTACCTCCAAGCCGAAATTTTATTGTTTGGCGTAAAAAGACTATTAGTGAAAATTTTAGTATGGCAATGGCTGAATATGCATGGACAAATATTCCAGGCAATGCAAAAATTTTTGAATACCATCCGCAAGATCCTAAACGTTTCCATCCAACACAAAAACCAGTAGCTCTCTACAAGTGGCTGTTATTAAAATATGCAAGACCAGATTATAAAATTCTTGACACCCATTTTGGCAGCGGTTCATTAGCCGTGGCCTGTAATGAATTAGGGTTTCATTTAACCGCAAGTGAAATAGACGAGAATTATTTTACTCTTGCTTGTAAACGCATAGAGCAAGCCGTATCGGAGAACCTTTTATGCCAGACATAATTCCCAAAGCCGCGACGGACTATATCAAAAACAAAAATCTCAAGGTCGGTTTTTCTTATAAAGACGTATGGCATGAGGAACACGCGACCGGTTTTACTGTCGCCAAAGCTATGCAATTTGACGTTCTATCCGATATGCACAACGCGGCTACAAAAGCTGTTGAAAACGGCCAGTCTTTTGAAACTTTCAAGAAAAACCTGAAGCCGACTCTCCAGCAGAAAGGCTGGTGGGGCCGCAAGGAGATGACTGATCCGCTTACCGGCAAAACGGTTGACGCACAGCTTGGCAGCGACCGCAGGCTTAAGACCATCTACAGCGTCAATATGCGCTCCGCGTACCAGAAAGGGCAATATGACCGGGCGATGGAAAGCGACCTGCATCCGTACCTGATGTACCGCACCGGCCCCAGCGTCAAGCACCGCAAGGAACACGAAAGCTGGAACGGCCTTGTGTTGCCAAAAACCGATCCGTGGTGGGATTCTCATTTTCCGCCTAACGGCTGGGGCTGTAAGTGCTATACCCGCGCCGTTACCGAAAGCCAGCTAAAAAAATACGAGGCCGAAGGCATACCGGTACCGCAAAGGGCGGACGGCACTGGCGGCGAGACGCTGAAAATAAAAACCGAAGCTCCGCCTGTCAAATACAGGACTTATTTTAACGAGCGTAAAGGCACTGTCGAGCAGGTACCGGAGGGCGTTGATCCGGCATTTAACTGGAACCAGGCAAAGGCTTCGCGGCAGGAAGCGGCAATGTGGAAAATGGAGCAGTCGAAGCAGAACTATGAGGAGAACGTTGCCAAAATTACAAGCACGGCAATGCCCGAGGAGCAAATTGCCAAATTGAATAATCCCGGCGTATTAGTAACTTCGGAAAAAGAACTAAAACAAGGGTATGAAGATTTCAAAGAACATGTCAAAAACATGGAAGAGCCTTATAAAAGTATTTATTTAAAATACGCAGAAACCACTAAATTACAGAATGATCCATCTAGGATTGGTGGAGTTGGCTATGACCCTGATCCAAAAGTGGACGCTTTAGTATATCAAAAGAGACTTTTGAATTCACCTAAATATCAGCAACACGCAAATGTAATTTTCAGTCATGAATTAGCACATCGATATGATATTTTACAAGTAAAATCGTGGAAAAATAAAGAATTTGTAGACGCAATAGAAACCGCAGTAAATAAAGTTCTAGGAGATATAAACAGGTATGATAGTCTATATCAAAAACTGGAAAATGCAAATCCTGCCTTTCAGGATATTATAAGCGCTTTATCAAACAACAGAATAAAGGTTCAATTCAAACATTCTACTTGGGATGGTATGGATATGAAGTCTCTTGAAATATTTGCAAATACGAGTTATATACAAGCTAATCACATTAAACTGCCGGAGTTTGATGGGTTATTAGATGATATAATGAAAATATCAAAAGCCTTGTTTTTAAAAGGGGCGAAGTAATGTCATTACCTAACACAGAAGAATATTGGGCAGAGCAAGAGTACATCCATAATTACGGTCAAAAAAAGCTTATGACTGAGTTTATGGATTATGAAAAAATCACAGGAAAAGGTTGGGATGACGCTTTGAAGGCTTTTGATCCTGTCTCTAATAGCATGGAAAATTTTCACAAAGAGGTGGTAATTCCCTTGCTAAAGTCGAAGCAATAAAGGCCGTTTTTTGAAAAATCAGAGGTCTTTTTAATTACACCATGTGCAATTTACCTTACAATCACTATTACGCCAAATTACGTCAAATTCAATAAAATTCCATCTATTCTCCGTCATTTGCAAATCTATTCTCTGGCGCTTTCACCATAGCAATAGTCCGGTTAGAAATAAAGAGTATATCTCCAATCCTAAAATAGTGGAGAGTCGGTAATGAATTATAATACTTTATTATTATTTTTCCTTCACTATCATGAATACTCCCGTTTATTCTAGTTGCCCATTTTTCCATATCCTCAATTTCATCGTATCTAGCTTTATATGCAGAATCAACACCTTTAATACCAGTAGGTTGTCCACGAAAAGTTCTTTTATCACCTCCTCCAAAAGACATATTACGATCAAGATGAGCTTGTGATATATAATCAAGATTTGGGTTTACAGTCAGAATTCTTATTTTATGGCCCTTTTTTAAGTAACTAATAATAGTACTATTTGTAGTACTATTATCATCATAGGCTGCAAAGTTTTTCAGTCCATTATAACAAATAATATCAAGCGACGACTCACTTAAGCAATCACTTTTTGATATTATTTCCATTTCATTAATTATACGATTGAACACAGAATCATCTTTTTTGTGAATACCTACTAAACCAGGGGAAGGTTTATATTTTAATTCATTATTAAGCAAGGTAAGTGTTCTATAATTAATTTCAAAAAACTTCTCATTGACCTTATTATCATCTCTGGTTTTCTTATCATATAATACTAAAGCATAAATGCTGTTTGAAATAAAAGTAACACCTATTGTTAAAATTAGCCAAAATGCAATTTCTACAACTGCAACTTGTTCACTTCTACTCTTATATATTAAAAAAGCAATTATCAATATAAGAGATCCTATAGCAATAAACCACTTATTAATGTTTTTAATAAATTTTGGAACTTCTAAGTCTTGATGTTTTATTATTTTATCTGAGAGTTCTTCCATAAATAATTCATCTCCTTTTTATTAAGTAACTCTATTGTAATATCTAAATATCTCACTTCATATACAGGAGGTTTATCCAAGAAATTTTTGTATCCCTCTATAACATGGATTATTATATAAATTTATTTAGATTTTTGTCAATGCGGCTTAATCCTCAAAATATTTTTAGTTCGTTATGAACATCGCTCCCCCTCTAATTCTCCATCCCGCAAGCCTTGCACTTCTTCTTGAAAAGGCCGCCAACCTGCCCACCAAAAAAAACAGTACAGGGCACAAGCGTTTACTATAAATCATTTGGTGTTAATCCAGTATGTTTAGCTACCCTTGCAAGCATTTTTGGGCCTATTTCTTCGCCATCGTGAAAAGCAAAAACATAATCGGGATAACCGGATTTTTCAAGTGTTTTATGCGAACTGGCCTGTCTTTTTACCGACCAGCCGATTTTTAACAATGCGGCTAAAAGACGATTTGCCTTAATGGCTCGCCATTGGCTCATAATGATTTGCAAACGCTATAGAATTAATGCCGGGAATTGAAACTTCATTTTCCATTCTATCCGCTAAAACCCTCAAAGCCAAAGCCTTTGCTCTTGCTCCTGCCTGTAACGGTGTTACACCGTATGCAAGCACACCAGGTATTTCCGGAATTTCAGCTATCCACCGCCCGTCTTCTTCCTGTTCAAACTCAATGTCAAAATTCATAAATGCCTCAATGCTAATGATATACAAAAAAAGAATAAAAACCACGGAGTTGCACGGCTACAGAACCGAAGGTAGGAAAAGACTATTAGTGCTAAAACTCCGTGTTCCTCCTGTACTCCGTGGTTTTCTTCTCTGCTATCTCCCTAAGCCAAGGATTGCCGGGTGGGCGCTGCCACATGACCGCGCCCCAGCCCCCTCTAATTCTCCTTCCCGCAAGCCTTGCACTTCTTCTTGAAAAGGCCGCTAACCTGCCCGCCGCAATATTTGCACAAGCCCTGTTGCTGCCAGCGCTTTGATTGTTGTTCTTTGCGCTCCTGTTCCGCAAGACGTTGCTGTTCAAGACGTTTTTGTTCTGCACGGCGTTTCAATTCTATACGTTTTTCTTCAGGAATAGGACCAATGTCCCGCCAGCTCTCTGTGTTGCATTGACCATCTTTATTATCCCCAACCGCGACCACAGTGCCGTCCGCTTTCAAGCCGACTGTATGAGAATAACCACCGGCAATCGCGACAATATCCCGCCAACTCCCGGTATCGCACCGGCTTTCTCTATT